TTGATTTGCAGTAATATTCGCACCAGAAGAAACGCCTTTAGTATTAAATCCTCTATCATTGAAGATAAAATAGGTTGCTACGGTCGTCTGAACAACAATGCCATTCTCTTGCTTTAACGGTTTGATCTCTCGTACTTTTTTCATCTTACGAGGATCGACATACTTTAATTCTTTGATTCCTTCTTCTGGATGCTGCTTGTCGATCAAGATCTGATAGTAAGAACGACCGTCAACATACCATTGTCTAAATTTCTCATATCCAGTATTATTGAAATCGTACAACTTGAGAATTTCTTCGAACTCATCCTCGATTACTTGTTTTATTTGAGGAGTGAGCATTTTCGCATCGTCAAGATTGATCGTTACTGTTTTATCTACAGTATCTGAGACGATTGCTTCATTACAAATATCTCCTACTGCTTGATCTACAGTATGGAAATTAGACATATCACGATATTTTGTGATCATGTCCGCGTCGGTTCTTACTCCACCATCGACGTCTAAGTAAGTAGAATAAGTTCCACCACCAACTCCACCCATAATTTCTAGTGCACCATCACCGTCGTTTCTGGCTTGTAATGTGGGTAAAGGTGCGACGGGTTTCCTCTTAATCTCGAAACCCAACATCGGATATTGCGCAGGCATCAAAAATTCCTTGATTTATTGCAATTGCTTCTAGTTCTATTTATAATGACTGAAAAAGTCCTTGTTTTTCAAGGTAATAAAGTTGTTGACTTCCGAGACTGAATATGTTATAATGGTGTTGTAACTTTGAAAGGAACCAATGTGTCTCGTCCACGTGATTCCCAAAGGTCGAAACTTTATAAAGCCGACGATGTTCTACACGAATTTGCTTCAATGGTCACAACGGTCGGAGAAGTCGAAAACTTAGTTGCGAAGATCTGGTCTATTAAAAGGTTACAAGAACTTTATCCCAGGGCATTCCGGTCTGGTCCTCCTCGCGTTAAAGACGGAAGGGGAACAAGGATTGCTCGGGGAGGCGAATCTTATATCAACATCCCTCTTTGGGCTCGTAAGACGGATATCATTATCCACGAAGCTTGTCATACGATTTCTATGAGAGAATATGATAGAATCGCTTATCATGGTTGGGAGTTTTGTGCGGTTTATCTAGAAGTCACTCTAAGTATTCTGGGGGAAGATGCTTATTCGGCTCTTCTCAAATCGTTTAGGAAACATGGAGTGAAATTCAAGAAGCCTGTGAAGCGTGTCTTGACTGAAGAGCAACGTGCGGCTCTCGTTGCTAGAGCAGCCGTGGCTAGAGCGGCAAGAAAGAAAGATTGATTGAGGGAAAGATGACGATCAGCAAAGATCCGAAGTATGTATGTTTTCAGAATGGTTATGGTGAGCATATCGTCATCTTCCCGAATCTGATGCAACATGCGAACATGGTCTTCAACCTTGGAGTTATGGGTAGACCGATTTCTGCAGGATTCATCAACAAGGATCTGGTTTGCTACGGAGAATCTACTTCTCTGAAGCTGAAGGCTCGTGAAGAAGATACAGAAATTGTTAAGGAGATGTTTAGAAAATGAGCGACGGTCTTACGACGTTAGAACGCCTCGAATTGGTTCTTCACAGAACCCTTGATCAAGTCAGTGGTCCTCCGGAAGTGAGGATGGTTCTCAAACTATTGACGGATGAATTGTGGAAAGAGAACTCCCAGCATCAAAAGGAATCACAAAGAACCCCAGCTGCGGTTCCTCTCCATAAGGAGAGGCTTGATGTTCAGCTTAATCAATGCTGTGCTTGGCTTCGATATTTAACTCGCGGTGTTTCAGGTCCTACAGCTGACAGGGTTATAGCTTATCTCGCTGCGAGAGATCTTGAGATGGCGAAGAACTTAGACAAAGCGATCGATAGAGCGGCTCCTAAAGGGTTTCCCTTTGATTAGTTAACGTTTCCGCTGTTGGTCGTTCCGCCAGCAACCTGCCACCAGTCAAGCTGGAATGTAGTTGCGAACGTTTCGATCGTGTCCGTCTGCGCCCAAGATAGTGGGATACCAGAAATCTGCATCGGCCAAACGCCTTCCATCTCGTATACGCGAATGATGTTTCCGCCTTTGTCATACTGACTGACAAGTCCAGTGGACTTATAAGCAGCAGGAGCCGAAGAAGAAAGCTTACGGATGTTTGCTTGGAGACCGTTGATTGCGGCATTCCATTGTTCTAGAGCATCGCGGATCGCGAAGTCCTCGTCATTGATGACCTGGACTGACCAAGGCTGGAAGGTACGATCACCGGCAACATTGATCTTACGACCAAAGTAAGGAACAGGAATCGAACCAAGCTGCATTTCGGGGATGCTTGTCGCCTGGATCAAGAAGGGTGCAGAGACATCCGCAACTGGAGCAACAGGGTTCGTCAACTGAACCTGGAAGAGCGTAGGTCTCGCACCACCAAACTTTAGATTTGCGATGATGTCATTGATATTGAAAGCCATTTAAGTAGACTCCTTTTACCTTTATTTATTGCTGATTCGTGAGAATTTCCTGGAAGGTCACGTTCGTAGCGACCGCATAGAAATTCAAATTAATAAAGTTAATGGCTCTGGCAGGCTTAATGAAGATATCTCCCACGAAGCCTTCGTTATCAATAACCTGTCCTGTATTATTCGTGTCGTCGCAGACAACGAAGAATGCGATGATGCCTCGTTGACCCTGAACGTTACGCAAGAACGGATTGACCATGTTCTTGAATGCGTTCTGAGTGAAGGTGTCGTTGAACTCGAACAATTCAAACTTTGCAACCGTCGCGATCGCAACTTCAAGAGTGATGAAGAGACGACGGACGTTGATGCGGCTGAATGCCGAACCCGCATTGCTGTCTAGAGTTTTGTCGCCGTAAAGAACGGTGCCAAGACCCTGGAATGTCACGACTGGATTGACGCGATTTGGATAGAGTAGATCGCGCTCGCTCTGTCTTGGATTGAAAGCAAGCTTCACGATGTTCTTGATCTGGCCACGGTTGAGACCGGCTGGAGACCACCAAGGAGCATTCGTGGAATCTACGCGTGCGCAAAGTCCAGCAATATCGCCGTTAAGAGGGACATAACGATAGATATCGTTGTACTTGTCGTACATATATTTGTAACCGGAATCACAAACGCCGTAAGATGTATTCCTGAGAGCATTTGCGAAGGTTACGATATCCTGTGCGATGCGACCGTCAGAATTATTCACGACAGTGCTGTAAGGAGCCGAAACGAAGAACACGCAATCCTTACGAATATCAGTGATGTTGTCGCTGATATAATTTGCAAGCTGAGCATAGCTCGAAGGATCAGCAGTTGTTTCTGCCGTTGCACGGTTCTTACCAACCATGATCAAGCTGATTGCAACGTCTTCAGGAGATTTGAAGAGATTGTAAGCATTTCCTAGATCGGCTAGAGCAACGTTTGCCTCGGTAGGACCATCTGAACCGAGTGCCATTTGCTGGCTGTAAGGTACGAGATTTGTAGAATTTGTCAAAAGCTTTCCAGTATTCGAGGTTGCACCTGTACGATCACCACCGAACCAAATATATGCTGAAGAATGATTAATGACATTCTTGTAATAATTTGTTGATCCGTCTGGGTTCTGACCATCGGTTGCACGGGACATATATGCCCAGGTCTCTAGAACCGTTCCAGGAATTCCAGTGAAGGTTCCGTTCTGGTCTACGACGACAACATGAAGTTGATCGTTCGCAGCAGTATTTCCGTTCAAAGTCATCCACTGAGACTGACCAGGAGCCGTTGAAGTTTCTTTGAAGAACTCCCAGCTGCGCTGAACTGTATTTGAATTGTTCCAGTTTGTCGTTAGACGATAAACCGAAGCAAAGGTTAGACCGACGTTCGATCCGACACCAGGGGATGTGATGGATGTGATCTTCAAATATTGCTGACCGATTGCACCATTTCCTGCGAGGAGGATGTCGCCAACGGTTAGAGAATTGAAGATTGTATTTGCGGCGGAATTGTTCGCACCGAGTAGGATTGCAGAATTCGATCCGACGGTGAAGAGGACGTTAGCAACCGCGAGATTTGACTGCCATTGAGCCGTGCTGTCGCACTGAGCAACACGGAGCGAATTTCCAGCTGCGCCAGGATATTTTCCTACCCACTGAACGTTTGAATCGAAATTTAGAGACTTCGAAATATAATCGTCCGAATTGAGGACGGTCATTGCGATGTTCGAGCCGACCGGAGCCGTGTTTGTGAAAGCGGACATGACGCCATTTGCGCCCGAAGGATCGGTCGTGTTTGCTGCACGAGAAATGTAGAGGGATTGTGCATATGAAAGGAAGTTAGCTGCCGTGAAGAAAGTCTCGGCATTAAAATTGGTTGGGGTTAGATATTGTTTAGCAAGAGTGGCTTCATCGGGAATGAGTGTGATCTGACCGATCGGTCCCCAACGAAAGACACCAGCGAAAGCACCAGGAGAGCCAGCAATCTGTGGGATAACAGTTGATAGATCAATTTCATTAACTTTGATGCCAGCGGAAGCTAGGACGGTAAATTGTGACATTTTGGATTTGCTCCTACACTTTCAGTTTCTTGTATTTTGTTCTTTATTATTTAGTTTTTTTGTTCGTTAGGAATTAATTGCTTGACTTTCTAATTATAAAAGCTATATTTATGGTTCGCACTAACTTTATATAATGGAGGCTTATCATGAATTATCGTGCGAACTGGAAGAATGCGTTTTCGACTCCTGGCGGAGCAATTTTTACTATTCTTTTGCTCACAATCACGGCAGGGTTTACGGCAATCGGCATCTATGCAATGATGGAACAATTTTCTCAGAATCCACCGAGTCCATATTTCCTTCTTATCCTTGGGATCCTTGTCCCCTATTTTCTA